CCAACTCGCTATACCAGACGATGTTCACTATGTTGTTAGTTCTAACACATTTACATTTAATAGTAAGCTATGTACTATACGCAATCTATTAAGCTCTACACAACTTCAAGTTGTTGATGCAGATGGCGGTATTCAAATTAGTAATGTAGGTACTTACAATGCTACAAATGGTGTTATTGCATTAACAGGGTTTGCACCAGTATCAATTTCTGGTGGAGTTGATTACATTAGAATATCAGCAACTCCTGCAAATCAAGGAACAGTTATACCTCTTAGAAATTATGTACTGAATATTGATACAACTAGATCGTTTACTGCTGGTACAGTAGATTACGGCAAAACACAAGTAGCTCTATAATGGTTCAACAGACATTACTTGATGAAGATCGCAGAGGTATAAATCTATCTACTAGCAAGGTTAGAGAAGTTCTTCCTGAACACTACGTAGCCGAGTATCCTAAACTAGTGAGTTTTCTTGAAAACTATTACGAATATATGGATTCTGATGCAAATCATGGATTTGATAATGATATACAGAATTTGTATAAGTTAAGAGATGTAAGGGCAACAGAACTTACCTATCTAAATCAAATATTCGGTGAAATTGGTCAGGGTCTTGTAACCGCTGATTATTTTAAAGACCCACGGCTAGTAGCTGGTATGCTTGCTGATAACTATAGAATTAAAGGTTCTTTATCTTCATCTGAAACTTTCTTTAGGACATTCTATGGGGAACAACCAGAGATTGTTTATCCTAAATCCAATCTGTTTATTGTAGGTGAATCTAAAATTGGTTCTGAATCATTGAGGTATATTCAGAATGGTGCGCTATATCAAGTGTTATCCGTATTAGTTCGTTCATCAATACCAATTGCAAAGTGGAGAGACTTATATAAATCGTTTGTTCACCCATCAGGATTTTTTCTTGGTGGTGAAGTTATTCTCGAAAGTCTAGGAAACTTAGACTTAGAAACTCAGCCTTTGGCTATATTAGACAGTGATCCTGGTAAAGTTACATTACAACTTACAGGCAATCCATTAAATATGACCGCTTTCACTTCTGTCACTGGTGTCTTTGATGATACAAGCGATTCCGATCTTAATAAAGAACGTGTTGATCTTAATGCAACTGTTAGAGTTTATAGCGAACTCACTGTTGCACAGTTTGATGCTATGTATAACGATATTGAGGATGCTATTGATGCCAACTCGCCTAGGTTCGATGAAGATAGTGATGGAACAATTAAAGCAGTTAAGTTCTCTAACACATTCGAGACTATGGATCAATCACACTTTGACGGCAAACATGGTTCTGTATTTGCAGATTCGGCAGGCGGTATATTAACTTAGATAAAATATTGAGACTTTGCAAATGAACTCACATAACTGTTATAAATAACATTAATTAAAGTTTAAAGGATTGAAATTTAATGACTAGGCAAAACATATCTATTGGAGCGGCTGCTAATGACGGCACAGGTGAAACTTTACGTTCTGCTGGTAGTAAAATTAATTCCAATTTTATAGAAATTTTTCAAAAATTAGGTGGGGACAGTGATGTTCTTTCGTCTGGTATTACTTTGACTTCAAACTCTATTGTCTTTGAAGGTGCATCTGTCGATAGTTTTGAAACAACATTACTTGTAACAGATCCTACTTCTGATAGGACAATAACAATACCCAATGCTAATGGCACTATAACATTAGATACGGCAACTTCAACGCTAACAAATAAGACTTTGACATCTCCTGTCATAACAACACCACAAATTAATGACACGTCTGCTAATCACCAGTATGTGTTTGCTGTAAGCGAACTAAGTGCCGATAGAACTGTTACTTTACCTTTGTTGGCTTCAAATGATACATTTGCCTTTGCGGGGTTTGCACAGACACTTACTAACAAGACTTTGACATCTCCTGTAATAAACACAGGTAAGTATGGAACGTCTTTAAATGACACTAATGGTAATGAGCTAATTAAAGTGACTGCAACAAGTTCAGCAGTTAATGAAGTAACATTATCCAACGCCGCAACAGGTAATAGCCCTACGATTATTGCAAGTGGTGGTGATACTAACATTAATATGACAGTTGGTGGTAAGGGTACTGGCTCTGCTGTACTTAATAAGCACGCGATTACATCTGCAACAATGACCGCAAATGGTGCGGCTTCTGCAACAGTAGGCTATATAATATGTAATAAAGGTTCTGCATTAGCAGTATCTTTAGCCGATGGTACAACAGTCGGTGAATCTAAAACTTTTACAAACAAAGGAGCTGGAGTAGCTACTGTAACACCTGCAAGTTTTGCACAAGGTTCTACATTTGCTCTGGCTCAATATGACGGCGCAACAGTTATCTGGGACGGTACTAATTGGTATCTCGTTGGTAACCAATCAAGCGTTACAGTATCTTAATAGGAAAAACAAATGACAGGCATTATTACTGACAGTCTAAAAAGGGTTCTTCTCGATAGTCTTATCACAGAAGTTGGAACATCAACATCATCTTATTATATCGGTATAGGTAACTCTATTGATTGGGATAGTTCAGACACAGCTCCAACACCTGTCAATACTTTAAGAGAAGAACGAAATCTAAGATTACAACTTCAATCAATTAAATCTGGTGAAGACGTTTCGTATGTTGTTCCTAGAAATAACTGGACTTCTGGTACACTTTATGATGGTTGGGACGATAACACAGCTTCACACCCTACTACACCATATTTTGTTATCACAGACGATAATGCAGTTTATATTTGCCTAAAACAAGGTAAAGACTCGACTGGTGCGGCTGTAGCATCTACTGTAGAACCGACTGGATCTTCACAGTCATCATTCTTATTAGCTGATGGTTACACTTGGAAATTTCTTTACACTCTTTCTGCTACAGATGCAAACAAGTTTCTTTCTGCAAACTTTGTTCCTGTAAAATTAATTGGAACAACAGACAGTTCATCAGCGGCAGCTTTAATAGAGCAAAAGGGTATACAAACATCGGCAACAGCAGGTGAGATTGGTAGTATTCGTGTTATATCTGGTGGTACTGGTTATTCAACTGCTCCTATAGTCACAGTAGTTGGTGATGGTGATAGTTGCACAGCCACAGCAGTCATATCTGGTGGTACAGTTGTAGATGTTTTATTAGATTCAGATGGTAGTGGTGGCATTAGACATGGACACGATTTCACTAAAGCTACTGTAGAATTTAGTTCAGGTTCTGCTAAAGCGCGTGCTGTGCTTTCTCCCAAAAATGGTTTTGGTGCAAACGCTTTAGACGACCTTAGAGCAAAAGCTGTTATGTTTAATACAAAACCATCTGGCAATGAAACAAATACCTTTATAACTGATAATGATTTCCGTCAGGTAGCTTTAATTAAAAATCCATTAGTTCCTACAACTGATTCTGATTTTACATCGGCATCTGGATTTGCTCTTAAAAGTTTATTAGTAGCATCGCAGACGACAGCATTTACCCCCGATAATACTATCTTAGGTGGTTCTTCTGGTGCTAAAGCGTATATTGATACATATGACACATCAACTAAGATATTACGATACCATCAGACAGAAGACACAGGCTTCGTTACATTTACAAGTGCTGAACCTTTGACTGAGATTGATGGTAATGGTGCTGGAACACTAGATAGTTCAAGTACATGGGCAACTCCAAACATTAACATAAATACAGGTGAAGTATTGTATGTTGAAAATAGAGCTGCTATTACTAGAGCCGCGGATCAAACAGAAGATATTAAAATAGTAATTCAATTGTAAGAAGAGAAAATAATGGTAAGCAACGTTACAAGCACAACCTTTAGCCAGACATACAGAGATGATTTCGCAGATAGCGACAATTATCACAGAATACTTTTTAATTCTGGTTCAGCACTCCAAGCGAGAGAGTTGACCCAACTACAAACGATTATTCAAAGAGAAGCCGAACAACACGCTCGTTTTATATTTAAAGAAGGTGCGCCTGTCCATTCGGGTGGTATTCAATTAAATACAAGATTTGAATTTGGTAAACTAGACACTACTACATATGCATTACCTACGACCTTCTCTACTTTAATAGGCGAAACTTTTACTGGACAAACATCTACTATTAAAGTTCGCATTGTTGACATTATAGAAGCTACTGGTGGTGACCCCGCAACAATCTTTGTTGAGTATGTGAATAATAACTCGATTTCTGGTACTAACACACCTGTTCGTTTGACAGCAGGCGAAGTTATCAATGGTGATGTTAGCGGAACAAACTTACAAGTACAATCTACTAATACTACTGCAAACCCAGCTGTTGGGCGTGGCACAAGGCTTTCGACAAAAGAATCGGTATTCTTTGTAAGCGGTCACTTTGTTCAGTCTAATGCACAAAGCATTATTATTTCTAAGTATTCAAGCACACCTACGGCTGTAGTTGGGTTCACTGTTTCAGAACAAATAGTTAAAGCGGCTGATGATAATACCCTTTACGACAATTCGACAGATACGCCAAACTTGACTTCTCCTGGTGCAGACAGATATAAGATTACGTTAGAAATGGCGTTACAATCTAATGTTTCTGCAGGTACTACATTCATTCCGTCTTTTGATATTGTCAATGGACTAATGGCGGCTGTTAAGTCTGCTGGTGATAATAGCTTGAGTGTCGTAGGCGACATCTTAGCTCAAAGAACATTTGAAGAGTCTGGTAACTATACAGTAAAACCATTTATAATCAAAACTCAAGACAACGATTCTGATGCAAATAAACTTGATATAACAATTAATGCTGGTATTGCTTATGTGAAAGGCGAAAGGTTCGAATCTTATAACCCAATAAGAATTCCTATTGACAAGCCAAGAACAACTACTACAGTAAATAATGATGTTGTTGCCTCAGAGTATGGCAATTACATTTTATCTTTAACTAAGTTAGGCTTGCCGAATATTACAACCATGGCTAATGTCAATTTAAGATCGGCAACTACTTATGGTGGTTCAACTATTGGTACGGCTAGAATAAGGTCTATTGAGAAATTTGGTTCGTATTATAGAATATACATTTTTGATGTTGTAATGGCTTCGGCTCAACAATTTAGTGATGTT